AAGCTGGGTGTTTTTGAACTCCTGAAGGGCCGTTTCTTCATCGAAGGTGGCCGAACCACAGGCGTTCGGGTTTTCCTGACAGGAATCAGGGCAAGTGTGGAACTCCGGGCATTTGTGGCAACACCCATCGAACTTTCCACGGGGGCAAGCATTTTCACATTTGATCATTTTTCTGGTTCTCCTTTCAGATAAACATTCAACTGCTTCAGGCCGAAGGCGGAAGCGGCTTCATGGTTGTCAAAATAAATGTCGATCTGGTTTTCACCGTATTTGTCAATCACCCATTGGGCGGGGCGATCCTGAACGATGTATTCACCCAAGCCTTCCACTTCCACCACGGTTCCCAAAGGAAGCGGGGAAGCACAGGAAACACCGGCCTTCAGTTCCACACCAGCGGCACCATACACAATGCCGTTGGGCCGGTTCTTGGCCCATTCGCCGCAACACTTTTCACAGGAACAATAGGCGGTAATTCTGAAACTGCCCAACAGCACCGGTTCAGGTTCGGCGGGTTCTTCCACCGGCTCCAAGGTCACATCCGGGATCACGGCGGTAAGCTGATCCGGTTCAATGGGGGCATCCGGGGCCTTGCTGTTGACAGCAGAACAGCGCCCAAATACAAACCCTATTGCAAGGCCCATCAGAAGGGCCACAAGGAACATCCGCCTGAACCGCTGGTTAAGGGCTTTGCGGCGCTGTTGCCGCTTGCTCATACTTTCTGAATAGTTCATCGGTATAGTCCTTTCTCATTTCCAAAGTAGAAAGAATATCTTCTTCAACCGTTCCCGGACAGATCATCAGGTAATAGAAGCAGGGCCGTTCTTGCCCAAGGCGGTGAATACGCTTTTGGGATTGCTCCCACAGTTCCGAACCTTGGGGAAGGCTGAAATAAATGATTTTGTTGGCAAGCTGGAAGTTGCCGCCCATTGCACCGGCCTGATACTGAATGAAGGTAATGCTGTTGTGCTGGTAGCGGTAAGCATCCAAGTTCTTTTCTTCACCGGAAAGAACAGACACAGGCCGGTTCAGGCTCTTGGCAATCCCCTTCAGGCGTTCCATTTCTTGCGTGAAGTTATAGAACACAATCAAGCGATCTTCCGTGCTGTTCGCCAAATCCCGGAAGGCTTCATAACGGGCCGGGTTATATAGGCCGCAAAGCTGACGGGCATAAAGGCGGCGGGTCAAGCTGGTATCGCCAATCAGTTCCCGTTCACAATGGGCATTGGAACCGTAGAAATCAGCATCCAGTTCAAATTCACCAAGGTTGGCGCTGTCAATCGCAACATAGCGATCATTCCAGAACTTCCAATAAAGGGGTGAAGGGCGGGTTTTGACCTTGATCCAGTTCCGTTTTGGAAGGCTGATCCCGGCCTGTTCGGTGGTCATGAAAACGGCCCCATGTTCGGCCAGCTTCATCTTCAGCCGGTCAACATTCTTATAGCCGGTAATCTGCTTCCGCCAAAAGCCATCGGTTTCCACCCATTCCGTTTGAATGTACTGCTTCCAGAACAGTTCCTTTGAAATCTTCCACCCCAACAGTTGGCATTGGCTCCACAGGTTTTCATACTTGCCGCCCGTGGGGGTGCCTGACAGAAGGATCACATTATCCGGTTTCAGCCCAAGAATGAACTTTGACCTTTTGGCGTTCTCGTTCTGGATCAGGGAACTTTCATCCAACATCAGCGTGAAGCCGGTCAGGGTTTTCAGCACATTCCGCCTGAAGGTCAGTTCGTAGTTGATCACGCCAATCATCAGGGTTGGAACTTCATGCTGAACCTGTTCAAAGAACCATTTGAAGATTTTGGGGTTGGTCAGGTCGAACACACAATTCCGGGTGTAGTGGTCTTGAAAATGTTCAATCCAGTCTTGAACTTTTGAACATTGGCACACCACCAGATTGATCCGCTTGTCCAGCTTCATCATTTTTTCGGAACCAACAAAGGTTTTCCCAAGGCCCATATCAAGGTAATAGGCCACCCGATTTTTTCCCTCGGTTTCATCAAGGGCCTGTCGTTGGTGCTGGAACAGGTTAATCATTGATCTGAATGGAATAACTCAAAACCTTTTTGGCGTGGGTGGTGGAACCGAACAGTTTCTTGACCACAGCGGCACAGAAACCGGAATAGTAGTCATAGGAATCCGCTTCCCCACAGGAAACAATGGTTTTGGTGTTGTCGGCCCACAGAATGATTGTCTTGGGGCCGCTATAAATGACCTTCTTGATCTGCGGAAGGCCGGTCTGACGGGAACGGCGGATGTGATTTGCAACGCCAAAGGTGGCGTTAAGATCGGCCTTGATATATTCTATCATGGCATCAGGCAGACTGCCCGCCGCAACCACCTTGGATTCAGAGAACCAAAACAGGCCCTTGGAACTTGCGTCATTCGTCTGCTGAAAAAGTTCCACGCCAACCTTCTTGTTCTGCGAAAAGTAATTCTTCACCTTGCCGATGTAGCCGGTGAACTTGCCGCTGTATTCCGCATCAGGCAAGATTTTAACGATCATTCCGATCTGAAGCATATAAACCATCCTTTCATCGGTGAAGCCATTCACGGCGGATGTACTGAATCGCCGTTTCAAAGCCTTCAGACATTTCAGCGGGGCAATCCGGGCTATGCTGGGCGCTCCGCAACTGCTTAATTGCCTTCTTCAGTTCGCCACGGGTGGCGTTAGGCGTGTAGGGGGGGGGAATCGGGCGCAACCACATAGATAATGGCGAAGAAGCAAATCATATCAATGTTGGTAGCGTTCCTGATCAAATCCAACAGTTCATCACGGGTGTTATCCATCGGTGTTCCCCTTTCAGGCCGTAAGGCCGAAGAAGGAATTGAACTGATCAGCGCCCACATAATCACGGAACTTGGTGGGGTTGATGTAGTAATTCCAGCAAGCACCGGTTCCGGGAACAGCGTTCCCGAAGGGAAGAAGGCCACGCTGAAGGCCAATTCTGACAAACTGATCAGATTTTCCCATGCACCGGGCGGCTTCCTTCACGCTGATCTTCTTGATGGGCGGTTCAGCAACCGGGGCGGCTCCATAACCCATCAGGTAATCAAAGGAAACGCCGGTTGCATCGGCAAGGGCCTTGATACGGTCAGGGCCGGGGGTGTTCTTCCCGGAAAGGTATTGGCTGATAGCGGCCTTGGAAGCCCCGGCCTGTTCAGACAGGGCGGATTGGCTCATATTGGCCTGTTCCATAGCGTTCTTCAAACGCTCTGCAAAGGTGGTCATTGTGCATACTCCTTTCATTTTTTAAGATTTCCGTGTGTAAACACGGCGGACAGTAAGAAATAACATCCCGGCCAATGTCAGACAGCTTTTCGGGATAGGTCAGGGGAAACATTTCCCCACACTTCTTACAGCGAACTTGGCGGGTGATCATCATTGGCTTACCACCTTGAAATGACCGGGTTCCTTCATCGGTTCCACATCCACGGTGGAAACCAAAGCCCACCAATCGGCTTCCGGGTAAAGATTGCGGTCACTTCTCAAAATGGTTCGATCCTTGAAGTGAACGGCCTTCCAATCCTTGGTGTCAATCAACTTCATTGGTTATCACTCCTGTTCTTCAAAGGCCACTTCACATTCCCCACAGAGAACATGAACTTCCTTGGTGGCCCGGATGATGGTTCCGCAATAGGGGCAAACATACTTACGGGAACTTGATCCCCCCCCCCTTCCGGGAACCCTTCAGCGGATTGGTACGGGGTCGAACCAGACAGAACCCGGATTTGCCAAGGGATTTCACGAAGGCTTCAGCTTGCGGGTTCAGGGCGGTTTTGTGCCATCCGTACTTTTCGCCTTTCTCCACGGTCAGCCCGTGGGCTTCAGCGGTTTCCTTGAACTTCCGGTTGTGGTATGAACCAGAACGGGAAGTGTCTTGAACATTGTCCTGAAGGTTCTGAAGGTGAACCATTTCGTGAAGCAAGGTTCCACAGGTTTCTTCAAAGGGGCGGTTCAGGTATTCGGCGCACAGGTTGATTTCGTAATAGCCGCCTTCCTTGGTGCCGTCTTGCCACGCCTTCCAACCGGTACACCACCCATAGGCCCCACGGGTATGATCCGGGGAAACGGTGATCACAGGCTTTTCCAACTTCCCTTCAAAGAAGGCTTTGTTGAACTTTGAAAACAAGGTTTCAAGTTCATCAATGACCGGTTTCAAACTGACTTCATTCATGGTGCTTACTCCTATTGAACACTATATGTGCTCGATTTAGTTAAAAAAAAGTTCCTGAACCGAAACGCCAAAGAAATTGGAAATGCGAACCTTCACTTCATCACGGGGAACCCGTTCATCACGCTCATACATGGCATAAGAAGATTTGGTAATCCCAAGTTCCTTGGAGATTTCGTCTTGGGTTCTGCTCCCACGCAGTTCCCGAAGTTTCTTGCCAACACTCATATTTGCACATCCTTTCTTCAGAATTAGAACAGCCAAAGCCCCAACAAGCAATTTCCGGGCGGTCATATCTTTTATATGGGGATTGATACCCAATACCCGAACCCATAAACCGGGGGCGCTCATGTTGTCGCTGTTGCCCTGCCATCATCAGCACCGGTGGGGCGGTTCCGGTGGACGGGCCATCAGGCCCGTTTCGGCTTATTCAGCATCCATATATTTTGCAGAAACCTTAATCATTGATTCTGCAACCGCTTTATCGGTTGCACCCCGATAAGTTTTATTGAACAGGATATACACAAGACTAAAGGTTATATCATCAGAAGAATCATAGGCAACTTCAAGAGTAGCTTCCGGGCAATCTTCCATGGTCTTTTCGTGGGGAAGGGTAAAAGCGTGGGGCACACCATAAGTGGTAAGCATTTCATCCAGTTTTTCAAGCAAAGTATCATCCATATCAGGGTGTCCTTCACGATCCTTAATGGTGACATAGGTATCAAAAACATGAACCTTCATTTTCAAATCCTCCCAATCAGTTCGTGCACCTTTTGTGCTCGTCTGATTATCATTATACACGATATGTGCTCAAAGTCAAGCACAACTGAACACAAATTGTGCACAAAGAAATGTGTTACTAATTGTGCACATCGACGGATTGACTTTGTGCACATAATGTGTATAATAAATTATAGAAAGACTTCTGAAAGGGGTGCACTTATGCCGAAGTTTTCTGATCGGTTCAAGCAATTACGAACCGAACGCCGCCTATCTCAACAGAACTTGGCGGATCAGCTTGGGTTTTCCAAAAGTAGTGTAAATATGTATGAACGGGGCGAACGGGAACCGGGCCTTGAATCTATGGAAACCATAGCAGACTATTTTAATGTTGATTTGGATTACCTCATGGGTAGATCAGATATTCCGAACCGGAATGAATGGTTGAAAAGCATCAATAAATCTGTGGTAGTCGAACCTTCACAACCACAGGTGAAGTTTGATAATATCATCCCAATTTCTACAAAGCGTTTTCCTCTACTCGGTGACATTGCTTGCGGTAAACCCATCATGGCAAACGAAGAAAAGGAACTATATGTGGAAGCTGGTGCCAACATTCGTGCTGATTTCTGCTTGAAGGCCAAGGGTGATTCCATGATCGGGGCCAGAATCTATGACGGGGATATTGTGTTCATCAGAAAACAGGAAATGGTGAACAATGGCGAAATTGCCGCTGTTATCATTGATGATGAAGCAACCCTGAAGCGTGTGAATTACTATCCCGAAAAAAATCTATTGATCCTGAAGGCTGAAAACTCCAACTATGAAGATTTAGTTTATACCGGGGAACAGTTGGATCATATCATCATTCTTGGTAAGGCCGTGGCCTTCCAAAGTGATGTAAGATAGAAGGTGGCTGGATGAAGAAGTTTTTGAAAGGCTTTGGGATCTTCTTTTTCAGTTTCGGGTTTATCGTCTACACAATCATGTTTTTTACGGAAGCGCCAGAACTCCGCCCCGTATTCATTATGATGGATGTCATTATGGGGTTCTTCCTGTTCCTGCTTCTGCGAAAAAGAAAGCCAAAACAGAAGGCCCCACCCAAAACAGAACCCACCGTTCAGGTTCATTCCAATCTGAACCCGGAACGGGCTATTAAATCCATGCCGGGGGCCTATACCGTAGCAGAAGCCAAAAACCATGTGCGGATTGTTCAAGATTGCTTGAACATCTTTGAAAAAACGAAGAACCTTGAAACATTCTTTTCCCGCTATGAATATGGTATGCAAATAGCCCTGACGGTGGATCAAGCGGCCAAGGCCGGAATCATCCCTTACACATCCGATCTTCCAGCTTCTTTCTTCAAGGCGGCTGATAGTCAGAAAGAACGGGTTTTGTTGGATTCCTATTCCGATCAGAAAGCCAAGATTGATGAATTGAAAACCGCAAAGGCCAAAGCCACCCATTGGAACCGGTATCTGAACACCCTGAAAGAATACGAAGATCAATATTCCATGAACCCTGATTCTGAATATCCTGAAGTTCTGGAACAGGTCAAAGGTGAACTTGCCAAACTTGATCTGTCCACATCCGTTCCGCCGTTCAATCCCTGAAAACACAGGAAAATCAAGGCTTTGGAACAGGTGGAACAGATAAAGCGCCGGTTCTCTATATACTCTTTTTCTTTTATATTTTTTTTATCCACTCTCTGAAGTAATATAATATCTGTTCCAAGTGTTCCATTCTCTCAAAGTCACACCCCGCAAGGATTTTAAGCGGAACGGATATGGAACAAATGCAAAAAAAAAATGACCGCCCCCGGTCTTGCACACCGGAAGCGGTCAGGCGAAACAAACCCTTTTGAAGTTAATGTTTCAAACGCCTTTGAACATTATATCACATGGGGTTTAGCTTTGCCATACCCAATTTTGAAAGTTCAGGTGATATAATGCGAAATCCAAACGGGTATGGAACGGTTGCAAAGCTATCAGGCCAGCGCCGCCGCCCATACATTGTGAAGAAAACCATAGGTTGGAATGACAAAGGCCACCCCATCTATGACATTATCGGCTATGCTGAAACCCGTGAAGCCGGGAACATCATGCTTGCTGAATACAACCGTGATCCTTGGGATGTTGACCGGGCCAAGATCACCCTTCAACAGCTTTTTAACCTCTGGAAAGAAAAGAAGGCCCCGAAGCTGGGGGAATCCAACCGTTCTTCCCTCTGTTCAGCGTTCAAGCATTGTTCAGCGTATGTGAACAAGCCTTATAAGCAACTGCGATCCTACCAAATGCAAGAAACCATTGATGGTTGTGGAAAAGGGTATAGCACCCAAGCGGCCATCAAGAACCTGTGGGGCCACCTTGACCGGTTCGCCCTTGAAATGGATATAATAAACCGGTGCTTCTCCGAACTTCTGACTTCTGATCCAATACCGCCCACCAGCCGCCTTCCGTTCACCAACGATGAAATCAAAACGGTGTGGGAACATCAGTCTGATCCTTGGGTTGATACGGTTTTGATCTTGCTATATTCCGGATGGCGTATCTCTGAATTTCTGAACCTGAAACCTGAAGATATAGACTTGAAGGAAGGCACGATGAAGGGCGGCACCAAAACGAAAGCCGGTAAGAACCGCATTGTTCCCATCCATCCAAAGATCAGGCCCTTGATTGAACGGCGGCTTGCCGAAGGTGGCCCCCGGCTGATCAGCTACAACGGGAAGATTTGCAATCAAACCCAATACCGGATATTTTGGGCGGATATTATGAAGGCCCTGAAGATGAACCATACCCCGCACGAATGCCGCCACACCTTTGAAACCAAATTGGATAGCGCCGGGGCCAACCGGAAATGTATTGATTTGCTCATGGGCCATG